GCAGCAAGTTTGATCATATAAGCGCCAATTGCAGTAACAAGAACTGTTCCGATGACAATGCCTATGGCTTCAGCGATAGCCTTATGCTTTCCAAACCAAGTGACAACGNCTTCAATGGCAGACATCAACTTTTCAAGCCAAGGAATTAGCACCAAGCCAATGTTCTTGGCAAGGTCTTCTGATTGTGCTTTGACAGCAAGCATCTTCCCTGCAAAAGTGTCAGCCGAAGCTGCGGCTTGTCCACCAATGGCAGCGGATAAACCAGCCATGATTTTTGTACCAGCAGATGATTCGTCATTGACCTTTGTTTGAGCATCGCTGACTTTGCCAAGCAATTTTTCATAAGCATCGTGATATTTGCTTGCAGTATTTACAGCATCAGAGTGAATTGCAAGATATGCAGAAGCATTGTCGGTTGCTTTTGATAGAGCGGTGTTGGCTTGTTCTAATTTTAGAGCGCCAGCAGCAGCAACAGGAAGATCAATGCCAATTTGCTTCANGGGCTTGAGATTTCCTTCTTGTGCCTTAGCAACAGCAATAGAAGCCTCAGCCAAATCAATGTGCTTATATTTTGCAAGATCGGCAGCCAAAGAAAGAGAATCCAACGCCTTGGTTGGGTCTTTGAGAGCCGTTGTCAGATTAGCCAATGCCTCTTGTGTTTGAGCATTGGTGTATCCGTATTGTTCCATCTTTTTTTGAGCATCAGCGATAGGNGTTGCAAATTGTTCAAAACTTGTTCCTGTATTTTTCAANGCTTGTTGCAATTTGGCATGAGATTGCTCAAATTCATCAGCCATGTGAAGGCTAAGAGTTCCAACGCTCACGGCGGCAGCACCTAATCCAAAAAGAGCTGCTTTTCCAAATGATGCTAATTTATCAAAGGATGAAACACCTTGATTTTCTAAACTTGAAACTTGAGTTCTAGCCTCACCCATTGCAGTTGTAAATTCAGAGATATTTGCCTTGAGTTCAACGAATACTGGAGGAAGCATGGACATCAGAGAATTCCTCCCATTCTTGAAACGGCTTTGTCCCAACCAGTTGCATAGATGTCAGCCATCAACGGCTCAATCTTTTCAACTGCTGGTCTGAAATATGGAAACTTCAATTCTAAAGTTCCCTTTTTGACTCGGTTAGGTTTTGCGCCTACGCCAACGCCACCCACCCAATAACCTTCAACATTCTTTTTTGGATTTCTTACTCCACCAACACCGGCATACAAAGAGCCAGTCATTTTTCCTGGTCCACCGCCACGAGGAAAATTGTGCTGACCATTCGTTCCTGGTACTTGATAATTTGCGCCAGTAATTCGATTCGCACCTTTTTGAGTCCAGCGAGGAGCGCCGCGAAGGTTGGCTCGTACTGCTGTTTTCAATTTGTTTTGATTTGCCTTGATTGCAGCAATTGTGGCTTTCTCTGTTCGATCTTCAATGTCTTTTGTGACGGCATTGAAATCATTGACTCCTGAAATCAAAGCACTAAACATTGAATTTCCAGCCATTATGCTTCTCCATTCATAATCTTGTTTTTGGTTTCAACAAAAACTTCATCTATCGCCAAAAGCCAATCAAGCGTGGCTGCCGATTCATTTTCAAGCTGAGATGGAGTGCAATGGAGCATCTTGCAAAGTCGATATGTTTTCAGCTGTGTAGGAAGGGAGCCAAGAACGGTTCCTCCCTCAAGCGCCCGACCTAAGCGTCTGAGGGTTTGATGGGGGAATTTGGATCATTACTGATTCCAAATCGAGGCATCATCTCTGTGACATCTTTGGCGGCAACTGCCTGGAGAGCTTCATAATCGCCTTGGGCAAAATCACCAAGAGATTCGATCACGATTGGAAAATCAAATGACCAAGATTCAACGCGAGCAACAATGAGCAAATCATTGAGATCATTGAACTGATCAAGAATTTGAGGATTGATTGTTGAAGCTACTTCAGCAGCCTTTTGAGAATCACTCAATTCAGGAGCCGATGCAAGAACAGTCTTGGCTTGAGATTGCCCAAGAGTGAGCAAAGCCTTTTCAACTGGTCTGCGAAGTTTTACTGGAACGGCGGCTGGATCGCGAAGGACTGCCCAACCGCCACTCGGTAACGATATTTTTTCCGACATTATTGTTTCCCCTGTTCCTTACTTAGAGAGATGAATCTGCTGTCTGATAAGCAATGGTCAATGGCTGATTTGTGCCATCGTCATAAACTGTGAATGTCATCGCCAAGTCAACTACTCCTGGTCCGGCAACATTTGGCGTGTCTGCATCAAATTTGCTGCTGGAATTGTTATGGTCAACTTCTCGGTGGCTGCGTTAGCAATAACTGCTCCGGTAAATGTGACCACAATTGCTGCGGCTGAATCTGCCAAGAACTTGGCAAGCAAAACTGTGTCTGTAAATTCAGCAGTCATCTTTCCTGTGATGGTGCGGAATCCGTTGATCACTTGCTCTGCCTTGATACCTGAAGCGCCAAGGTTGTAACGATCGACCTTCAATGTGTTATTGACTGTCAAGGTGAAATCCTTGATGTTGGCAACAGAAGAGCCATCAACGGTGACTGCGCCTTGAGCGAAGTGGAACAAGTTGCCTGTTGTGGCATAAGAGGCGGTTGCTAGTGAAGTGCTTGTTGTCAATGCGGCAGCATCGACTGAGAACTTGCCTGTTGCAATTCCACCGTTGGCGACTGCAAGTTCAAAGGATGAAATCTTCGCGCCTGAAATTGTCTTAGGTGTGACTGTTCCACCATATTGAGGAACGCCAACTTGAGCTGTAAATGAGCGACCATAGACATCACCAAGGTTGAATGAATATGAATAAACGCCTGTTGTTGTGGTCACGGCTGATGGAGAGTTTCCCATTGCTTGAGCAAGAAGAAGTCCAAGCCCACGAGTAGGAAGATCAAGAGTCAAATCGCCAGTCACATTGCTTGTTGTAACAACGCGGCGGTTTGAGCGAGGAAGTAATCCACCCGCACGAAGACCCATTCCAACTGCAATCTTCTTGACATAGTTGAGGTTTTCATTGGTGAATTCATAAAAGCGTGTGACGGTTACTGCGTTATTGAAAGTTGTTTCGGCTGCAATACCTAATTGCGAACCAATACCGGAACCGATTGCCATGTGTGTCTCCTATTAGGCTGAGGCAGCCGGTGAATCCGGCGCTGCTGTTGGTGGGGTTGAAGATTTAGCCGCCGCCTGGTCAGCCGCAATCCAATTGCTTGTTTGTTCAAGAAGTGATGCTGCTGCCTCATCTGAGACATCAACAATCGCACCAGCACCCACAACAAGATCGTTGAGGGCTGGAATAATAACTTCGCCAAGTGGCGAAATGTTTTTGATCTTAGCCATATCTACTCCCTAGATTTTCGCTTGATAAGAAACTGTGAAAAGAATGACAACTGCTGCGCCTTGAGTTGTTTGGCGATAAGTCATTTGATGACTTTCAAGTCCTGAGAACATAACTACTCCCCCGAAGCTGACATCATTTCGGATGACTGTTTCAACATCCCCCAAAAGGGTGAATGCCGTTGTCCGTAGAGATGTGAGGTCTGTTCCCCCATTAGCAGCCCAAAGAGCGCAAGTAAGGGTTCCGTACTCGAATTTTGAAATGGCTCCAAGTTGCTTATATTCCTGGCGGGCTGATCCTGCTGTGACATCATCGCCCTCCATTGAGCCATCTGTTCCAACCACAATCGCGTTGCCTGGATAGGACTGATCAATTTCAATTCCATCAAAGACACGGATGGTTGAAAGAGATGAAGCATTGCGAAGAGCTGTGATCAATGCCGATGTGAAGGTTGGAAGTGCTGAGGTACTCATGCAAGTCCTGGCAATGATGTTGGATCAAGCAATTCCATTGCTCTGCGAGGAAGAGAATATGTTGATGCTGGATAAAGCTCATCACCAGTTTGATTGCGACCCATGACATTCATCGCTCCGCGTTGTGTCTGCCATAAGTGACGAATGATTTCAAGAACGCCTTGTTTAGCCGCCATTGGAGGGTTGACATAACCAGCCACATAAGTGACCGAAACATTGTTCATTCCAGCAGTCCAGTAGCCATAAGAATTGGTTGCATAAAGGGTTCCTGAACCAATGCGATACAAGCGTTGACCGGTTGGATCGATGACATATTGCCCTGAATTGAGCAACACGCCATTTTCATAAACGGAAGTGATCGAAATAGCCATCGGATCGCGAAGTCTTATGAATTCATTTCCACCGTCATAAAGTTGAGAGGTGAAGGTTTTGCGACCCAAAATGACTCCTGTGTATGACTGAGCCAAATCATTTGCCGCATCCATAAATCTGCGAATTTCATTTTCATTTGCGTTGGCGGTTGGAATGTTGAGATATTCCAAAACTTCGTCATATCCAACAATTCCAATGTCGGCAATATCGCGAACCTCAAAAACATCTGAATATGCTTGAGGATAAGAGCCTGTTGCATACCAACCGATGACATGGCGACCAGCAAGGGTTGGAAGATAGTTGGTTGTGTAAGTTCCAGTTGTGCTTGTTGCCGTTGTGAGAGATGTGTTTGTGCCATCGGGAAGGGTAACTGAGGCTGTTACTGTGCCAGGATTGACGGCATTACCGGATGAATCAACGGTAAGCCAAGTCAGATAAACCTTGTCACCAAGATCATAACTTGCCATTGTTACTCCTTAGAAATTGGGGCATTGGATTCTTCTGCCAGGGGTACATCGGAATCCAATGCTTGTTTTTGTTGGATTGCGAAATCTCGCATCGCATAGTGATGCCGTTCGTCAAGCCAAAATTCTTTGCGGTGTTGCAAAATTGCTCCAGTATGAGCATGAATGGAAAAGCCAAGAGATTTGAGTCGCTTGGAAAATAATAAATCCTCGCCAAAATATGTGCCTTCAATTGCGCCTTCAACAAACCAAGCCCAATCTTTGCCTTGATTTGGAGTCGCTTGCTTTTGAAGCTCTTTCAAAACGCTGCGGTGGATGAGCAAGCATCCTGTTCCAGCAGCATCAACTTCAATGATTGAATCGAGTGGATAATCATCAATAGGTTGCAACCCTTTATCATCGCTCATGCGATAAATGGTGGGTACTGGTCTGAGCATATCGTCATTATCAAAGAACGCTGCGAACACCAATCCTGAAACGATTGGTCGCAATTTTTCATCGGCTGCATCTATCAGCTTGAAGAATGTGTCTAGGGTCAAGCGTTCATCGGCATCAATAAGCAAAAGCCAAGGAGTGTCAACTTCTTCAAGAAAGTTTTTGACAACCACATTTCGAGATCGTGTGGTCAATCCGATATTTGCCACTTGAATCATGTGATCAAGTCGCCCACTTGGATGGCGGGCAATATGGATCAAATCCATTGCCAACTGACCATTGATTTTGCCGTCATTGACTATGCCAATGCAGAGTTTGTCTTTTTTGTTCACCGTGACTCCATCGCGATTGTGATTGCGGTGGTTTCGATGATTCCTGTTTCATGTTCTGCGATAAGTTCATCAAGGGCAGCAATGCCTTTGATGCTACGAGATCACGAGCAGTTTTCAATCCTTCAAGAAAGATTGACTTCATAAAATCCCCCGATTTTAGTTGTGGAATTGAAACAGCCTTGGCTTTTACACCAAGGCTGGATCAACATTTAGGTTCTAACTAATTAGTAACCTGAAGGTGCAACAGTTCCGGTTCCTGTAATTGCAGAAACAGACTTGTTGAAACGGTGTGCAAGAGCTGCATATCCATAGACCTGGAAGCGAACTGTGAGGTTAGCTGATAGGACATCAGGAAGAACGCGAGTCTTCACGCCTGATTCAAAGAGGTAAGAATCTGAGAACTTACCAACTAGAACAGGTGTCTGATTTGTTGCAGCGCCATAAGTCTTTGGCATTGTTGCATCAATGAATACAGGAACGCCTTGGATTGTTCCAACAAGACCTGCTGGAGCGCCTGGGTTAGTAACTGTACCTGCTGCGTTGAATGCCTGAGATGCGCCGGTTACTGGCACAACTAGAGGGCGTGTGTTTCCGTCAACTTGGCTGGCGAACCAGTACCAAAGTGATGGGTGCATAACAATGGCTTCAGCAGCCTTGTAGCGNTTTGTTGTGACNTTTGAAATCGCCTTAGCGATTGAGATCAAACCATTTGCAGCAGNTGGAGTTGNTTCAGTCCATGTTGTTGGGATGCCGTTGGTTGTATCAGTTCCAAGTGTNAAAAGACCCTTGAGAGTTCCTGATGTTCCATCGCCAGCACCGACAACTGCTG